CTCTCATTTGTCAGGTTCGGCAAGTTAAGCCTACGTCCTGAATGTCCTGAATGCAGCTTTAGGTCGTGGTGTGGGATAGCTCCCCAGGCGCTTTGGCGCCTGGTTCTACCCAACTTCACGAAGAAACTGTTTTCCGGTTAGTTTCGGATCACCCCCCACGTCTTTCCCTAGACAGCACCCGTTTCATTGCTTCTCTCAACACTCTTTCCATTTTGGCTGACTTTTGTTAAGCTCGTCCTGTTACCAGACGCCATAATTGGTGACCCCCGAAGGGCGCTTCACACGGCTAGTATACCGCTCGAGATCTTTCTTCCCTTGCAAGTACCGAACAAACGGCCCTCACTGCCCAGAGCACGCCCGCATCCCGCGAGGCATGGAGGCACTGGGCTGGAGTGAATTAATAACAATGACACGGGGTGTCATCATAAGTACTAATCCGTGGACAGATATACCGTCCCCCCCGGCTGCCAACCACCACAACCATGGCAAACATTCATTTCTTTTCTGAGACCCCTTTTCCTAGGGGCGACCCCGAACCGGGCCCTACGTCATCCACGTAGGGAGGTGGCGCGCAGTAATCTCTCGTTACAAGCAACGAGTCGAAGATTAAACGCACCTTCACAGTTTTCTCCGGCGGTTTAAGAAACGTTCTAAGAACGGCGGTCCAAGTTAAAGGCGTGAGCCTACAACCAAAACCAACCATCCGAGAACGCTCAAAAACCGAGAACCGGGGAACAGGTTCCGCTCTAACTAGACTGAGACGCAAACAATCACGGATCCGTGCGGACACGAACCAGCGATGATAGCGTATCGAAAACTTCCAAGCGGCCGTTTCTCGATCATTTAACTCTAGTACAGAGCTCTCCACGTCCTCCTCAGGACACGCGGTACACAACTCGGTCGGAACCGCGTTGTGACCCACGGTGACGTGAGGCACCTTAACACCTTCCCCCACAGAATCTCTCGAAACCAACTTGAACATCCTAGCTAAACGGTAGCTCAACTTCCCACGAAAGCCTAACTCTACAAGGGTCAAACGAACAGACCTAAGGAGCGAGACATAACGTTTGAAGAAGACTACGCCAGCTCTAAACCTATTCGAAGGTGAAGAGCCGGTAAGCCAGGAAGAAAAATTGGTTGCCAACGAATGCGGAAGTTCCTGAGGCTTCAACCTACCCCAACGCAACGTCTGGACGACCCGAAGGTCGACCCCGACGTAACGTAAAAGAGTAGAGTTTAAAGTGCCCACTTCCGCATCCACGGACGTCTTAGTCCGCTCCACTTCCAAGCCAAGACTACCGACGGTGTCCATCCAATTCTGAGAAGCCCTAAGGCCACTCTGGAAAAGAATGTCATCGCCGTTAATCAAGCAAGGAAGACTCCTCCCTTTGTCAGGTAGAAAACGAAAAGCCCAGAGAAAGGCGAAACGATTCTGCAAGCACAACAAGGGAAAGGAGAGGTAGGAGCCCATCATTTGTCCTCTCTTAGGACGTACCCCATCAACTCCAGTGCCGTAAATGAGAGGCCGGAGAGCCTTCATTGCGAACGACTGAAGATGTTGGGGTACCTCAGAAGCCAAGAGGATTTCAGACAGGATCACTTCGGCAACCTCGATGGACAGGCCATCGGTAGCTGACTTATAGTCACCAGAAGTGAGGACCTCGCCATCCGTGCGTCGAAAACCAGCTCGAAGAAGAGTGCTGTCCGAAACATCTCCGACAGACAACCATCTAAGAGACCGCAAGCGGTCGTAGATGGAGTCGTGGAGAGGCTTCAACAACAGGGACTCTGAAGTGAACTTTGTCAAAGCTCTAGGCTTTCCAGCGGACTGGACAACCATGAGTTCGCAAGCAAGATCACTATCGAGGGGCTCATAAGGAGGTTGAGAATGTAGGCAAGTAGAAAGGAAGCGTTCATGAGAAAACTTCCAATCATTGCACATTCCACCGTGAGCCCGAGGAGTATCGACAGTCGAGGAGAGACCGGGGGAACAGTTTAGGACGTTCTTTTCCCAATGCTTCTTGGACCACCCGCGCTGGAAGAGACGACGAGTCTCTGCGCGGACGTGGCGAAGATAACCACTGGGAAGAGGGACAGCTCCAGAACGGAACCCGGAGACAACACCTTCCAAAAGAGGAAGCTCCATGCATTTGCAAGAAGGCGGTAAAGCCTTCTTGATGGATTGCCACGCAAGGACCTCTTCAACCGTCCGGGAAGGACAGTCAGAAAGGAGCCGCTTGACTGCCTGCCCAAGTTGGGTGCAGGACGAGCAGTCAAGCTCAACCGTGGGCGTCGGATGTCCGAAGACATACGCCCATTCACAAGTGGCCTGACGCACGTAGGAAAGCGTGCGGGCCCGGAAAGCGCGACAGGGTCGCGAGGTGCCGTCGTTCGAGCGCTGAACCATCGTTAGCAGAAGCTGATGGAAAGTACGAACACGGTTAGTC